ATGATTTTAACCCGTACATTATTTTTCCAAATAGACAAAATACTTTTGATATAAAAGAAGAGGCTAAAATGGGATTAGTTTTCCCACCAAAAGTTATTAACGAGCTATTTATAGAAAGACAAAGTACAGCTGTTTTTGAAAGACATTCTAGACTTTCAGGAATAAAAAATTTTGGTGAATTAGAAAATTATAGAAACGGATATTATAATATTGTACAAAATAGTTAAAAATGGCAACAGGAAATTATGGTGTAGTTAGACCAGCAACAGTAACAACAGATGATATGGAGATATTTTATACATATGCTCCATCAAGGGATATAGCTCCGACAATACCACTAAGACAGTTGGTACCAGCTCAAGTTATATCAAGATTTAATCACCCAACACCTAATACTAATGGTGTACCGTTATTTGATGGTCTTTATAATTTACAATTACCGGCAGCTAATTTTTCAGCAAAAGGGATTTATAATGTAGTTATAAAACCTAGAGAAATTAGAACAACAATAACAGATTGTGGTGTATTAGCAGCATTCCCTGATATTAAAGGCATTGTGTTAGATATTAACACACTTGGGCTACAAGACGCTTCAAGATTAATAGGTTATAGGGTTGAGTATTATGATGCGGCAGGACAAAAAATACCTAATTTTTTTAGAGTTATAACATCAGCTAATAGAACTGAAGCTGTTAACGCTAATTTAAATAATACCACACAAAAATCAGTTAGATATCGTTTTAATGAAACTTCTAATTTAGTTTTTTGTACCTTAACACCAAGTTCAGCACCTAATGTAAAACCTAACCAGTTCCCTGATATTGGTACACCAGGTCAAGCAATTTCTATTTCAAACACTTTCTTTAATCCAATATTGTTAGAATTAGATATGGTAGAATACGATATTGAAACATTAGCATACGGTATATTTGGAAATCAAACCAAGTCAATTAATGATGGTAAATACACAATTTATGACTTTGGAGATAATATTTATAAACAGTATAATTTATACGAAATACAAGACCAATTTACTGGTGAACCTCTTTATGAAGTTCGTCAGTTAGTAAATAATATTGATTTCACAAAAGATTTCAATACAATAACTAACGTTCCTACAGCTTAATGGCAAACGTTAAAGTAGTACCTCGTTCATTAACAGAGGCTTATAAAAGAAGAGAAGGTGATTTTTCACCTAATTTAGTTGGACTCCAATTTACAGATGGGGTCTCTCTTTTTACTTTCGGTAATTTTCAAGTAACAACTAATTTACAAACAACAGTTGCTAAAGATTTTGTTTTAGGTGGACAGTGGTCTGAATATTATTCATTAGATAATTTAAATATAACTGAATCCGAATCTTTAGAACTTCAATCAAACGAAATTTTTATAAGATTAAACTTTAATATTTACGATGTTAGTAGATACGCTTATTTTGGTAGTTTTTATGAATTAACAAGAGTTTCAATTGAACAGATAATTCAAAAATGGAAAGGTTCTTTATACCTTAATCCACAAATAACCAATACAGCTTTTAACACAGTACTTTCTTTTTCTTACAGTGCCGGAACTAATACAGCAAAATTTTTAATACCAACTAGTGTAATTCAAAATCCGTATCAATTAATATATGAAACTAATGATGATATAGATTTAGGTAGTATACCTTCTTCAGAAATTTATAATTTAAACAGAGATTACGCTAAATATATTGTATGGAATGATCAAAAGGAATTTAATATTATTGATTACGAAGGTTCAACTAGTACATATCCATATGTTACAATTTATACTAGTGGTAACCCTTTTCCTAGTTTAACAGGTTCTACTTTTGGACAATTTGTTTATCATATAAGACCTAATAAAACTGAAGTTGAATTATTTTTTAATTCACTTACTGATTTTGAAAGAATATTATTAAATAGATTAACGTCACCAGCTTACACTTCTTATTATACCGTACCAGAAAGTTATGATGGTAATGTGTTTTTTAATGAAAAATATTTTACATGGCCTACAACAGACGGGTTTAATTTAGATAACAGTGGTAGAGATTACGGTTCTTTTATTACTGGTATACTTGAAATGGCAACAAATTTTGATTTGAACAAAACAGATTTGGTTGCTAGAAAATTTGTTGCAGAATCTATAATAGAATATGATACTAACGGTGGTGGTGACCCAGTATACGGTAAAAAAGTTAATAAACTTTTAAGAATTTATGGCAGAGAGTTTGACGAAATTAAAAAATACATAGATGGTATTTCTTTTGCTAATGTAGTAACTTACGATAAATTAGATAACACTTCTGATGAATTAATAAAAGTTATTGCAAAAAATTTAGGTTTTGATGTATTACTTACATTAACCACTGATAATTTTAATTTATTAGAACAAATACAACCTTCTTTTGTCACACCTTTTAGTGGTTATTCTAGAAGTTTAAGTGCAAAAGAATTAGATATTGAATTATGGAGAAGATTAGTTATAAATGCTTGGTGGTTATTTAGATCCAAAGGTACTAGAAAAGTAATAGAATTCTTTTTTAGTTTATTTAAAATACCTCAGTGTATGATTAGTCTAGATGAATATGTTTATTTAGCTGAAAATAGATTAGACACTATAGATGTATATAATCAAATTACTAATATACTTGGTTCAGACACACAACTATCACTTTACCCTATAGATGATTACGGATTCCCAAGAGTTCTACCTGAAACACCGGACAATTATTTCCAAAATGGAGGCTTTTGGTATAACGGTGGAAATGAAACAACCGTTGGTAATAACCCACATATTGGACCTTATGATTTCGGACAAAAATATTTTCAACAATTTAAATGTTTTGTAAATAACTTCCAAGAGTTTGTAACAGGAAGTACATTAGTAACAGTTGTTAAAAATTATTTTGATAACTATAACGAAGGTACTTTTGTATTCGACCAAAACGGTTTACCAGTTCCTTATTACGGAGCACCTTACGCAAACTTTTTAAATAATAACAATGTTATACAAAACGCAGTTGTTACATCAGCCGGTTTAACTTATGTAGGTGGTACTAATTCACCTAATTATGGTGTACCTAGTGGAGACACTTTTTCAATGAAAATTAGTTTTAAAGCCGGTACTGGAAATTATTGTGGACCTTGTAATTATAATTTAGTTTATGGTAATGATGGTATAGTTTACATATCAGGTTCACCAAACACTTATTTAACAACACAATCTTGTTGTCAAAATTATTGGTTACCAACCAATAATATTACTGTTCCTTGTCCAAGAACAAGTGAGTTAACAATAGATATTAACGGAATAGTGTTATATAACAATGTTACTTTATCACAAGCTTGTTGTACATCGAGTGTGGTTGGAAGTAATGTTTATTGGAATGGTACCGCCTGTGTATTACAGGGAATAACACCGTCTTGCCCAAGAACAAGTGAGTTAACAATAGATATTAACGGAATAGTGTTATATAACAATGTTACTTTATCACAAGCTTGTTGTACACAAGCTGTTGCTGGAGCACCTGTAACATGGGACGGTTCCCAATGTTTAGTAACACAAGAAGGAGGTAGTGGTATTGGTTTTGGGCCTGCAGGTGGAGGTGGTGTCGCAGTTGATTTAGGTGGTAGAATAGCTCTACCACCAACCGAACCAATAGTCGTTAACCCACCAATAGCACCTACCCCATCGTATCTTTGTTATTGGTGTCCACCTGTTATTTATACACAACAAATTTGTACTAGCAGTCAATATTTAAACTTATTAACTAGTCAAGAAATTATACAATTGGCAATAACACTTGGAGCTACTTATACTGTTATAAATTCACCTAACGGAACTCAATTACAAAACGCAACAAATTTTTTAACACCATTGTTTGATGGGTTTTTCCAAAACAACGGATGTATAATTTTTGACAATAACAATAGAGAAATTACTAATAGTGCGTGTTGTACTAGACTTAATGGTACTTGGACTAATATAAATAACAGAAATTATTGTGTTGTACCAGGAAATTCAATAGGGTCTAGAAGTCAAATTTCAACACCACCTTGTCCACAAACAACTGTTAATCAGTATAACATTTTTGTAGACTCTAATGGTGACCCAGTGGGTAATAACTGTTGTAGTAATTTTAATATAAACGGTAGAATTAACCTTTATGTAAATGGTGTTTTAAATAGTGTTATAAGTGATAACCCAGCTATTGCATTTATGACAAATTATTTAACAAACTTGTTGGGAAGTACTTATAACTTCACGACAAATAGTAACCCTAACTACGGATATTGTCCTGATTGTCCACAAGAAGTTAATTTATTAAATACTGGTGATGTTGTAGATTATACTACAAACACGTCTTTAACACAATCTTGTTGTACACAATATGGGTACTTCTATAATGTAGCACTTAACAAATGTACTATTTGTTCACCAGCAGTGAATTATGGAACAGGAAGTAACGCTAATTTAATCACAAATTTAGATAATTCAGATTTATCACAACAATGTTGTGATAATATAGGTGGTTGGTACGGGTTCGCATCTTATGATAATAATAACGTTGCTATAACTAGATGTTATACATGTCCACCTATCAATGTTATAGACCCCAACACATTACTTTTAGGACCAAATAATAACTA